GGGTTAGCTGCCTCAAGCTGCTTGAGCGCCATGATCTTCATAATCCGCTGGCTGTGCGACGATGTGTTTGGGTCAGCCTGTGGCACAAGTTCCACATCGGTCAGGGCTTGCAGGAACAGTTCTTCGTTCCACTGGATCGTGGGCTTGCGGTTGCGCTCCCAGAAGCTTTCGGGGTGTTCGCGGAAGCACTGCACCAGCAACGAGAACTCTTCGGCCTGCGCGCTGTGCATCCGCTTGTGGACCGCGTTCAGGATTTTGGTGGCCTGTTCGATCATGGCCAGCGTGGTGCCAACGGGCGCATCGGCGCGGCCTTCGCCCACTTGCAGTTCAGACGTACCACCCACGCGCATCCCCGTCTGGCTCATGTTCTCCACAAGCGACATCAGCGCACCAGACGGCTCCTTGTAGGGCAGCGGCATGATGGCATCGCTGATCTTCTGGCCGCCCGTCTTGACCTGTGCGCCACCGCCCGGTGGGACGCGGAAGATGTTGGTGTTCTGGCGCGCACCCACATCGCTGATCAGGAAGCCGGGGAAGTTGGCGTACATCCCTGCGTCAAGCAATTCGCGCCATGCTGCGGTGATCGCGTTGGTGGTGTTGCCAAGGATGTGCAAAAGCCCAATGTCGTAGAACCCAAGCCCTGGCACGAATGTGTACTTGACGAAATTGGTCCGCGCCTCTGGCAGCATCCCAGCTTCGGGCTGGTCATAGTTGCGGGTGATCGACAGGATTTCGCGTGAAGAAACATCAATGGTCACGCGGTACGGGATTTCCAAGCCAGTAACCTTGCCCTTGTACTTGTGTTCGTGGCCCTTGATGTTCAGTTCGCAATAGATTTCGTAAATCTCGCGGTCACGGTCATCGGGGTTGGCCGATGTGGTGGTGACTCCCTGCTGGGATGCCATTGCCTCTGCGGCAGCATCCGGCGTGACCTCCAGCGGGGTGGACAGGTCGATGTCGCGGTACACGCCAAGGATTTGCAGGCGTTTGACCGTGGACGGCTTGAGGTTGACGCGGTGCGTGATCCGCATGGCGGTGGACAGGTCGGTGGCGCTGTTGTTGACGATCAGGTTGTCGGCATCCACGCTGTCAGATGCAGGGCGGTTCCGCAGCGGGCAGAAGAACACCTTCTTGAACGAGGTGCCACCAAAGCCCAGCAAGAGCAGCATCCGGTCGGTGTCGGGGTAGTATTCCCGCGCCGTGCTGGTCAGGAAGTGGTTCATGTCCTTCTCGAAGGCGTTGGCGATCTCGTCGCGCTGGACGGTCGTGCCATTCGCATCGTCGCGAATCTTTACGGGGCCATCGGTGGGAAGAAGCTCTGACCGCGCATTGGCCTGAAAACGTAGCACGGCCTCTTGCAGCAACGGGTGCCTGACCTTGGACATGCCTTCAATCGGTGCGCCATCGCCCGTGCCCTGCAAGCCCGGCACTTCGATCTTTAGGCCCAGCAGCTTGATGCCCTGCGCGCGGTCTTCAATCCACTCGTTGCGGCTTTCAAGGTCGTCTTGGACGCCGCGCAGCAGGTCTTCAGCGATCCGCGCCAGTTCGCTGTCGTCGATCTTGTCGGACAGGTTGTCAAACCACCCTTCGGGCTGGCCTTCCACATCTTCCGCATCCGCGATGGGCTTGCCATCCAACGACAGCGTGATCGAACCATCGCCGTGGTCAATCTTCATAATCGCGCCGTCTTGGTTGATCTCTGGGATGTCAGCGCCTTCGTCTGCGCTTTCAATGCTCACGTCCATGTCACCAAGTTCGTCGGGCTGGCTATCGCCAAGGATGCGGATGTTTGGGTTCAGTCCCGACATATGTATAGTCCCTGTAAGGTAATGGCCGCGCCATTGTATCAGGCGCAGCCACCCTTGTCATCACTCGTCAAGAAACAGCACCGCAGCCGCCAGATAGTTGATCGCACCAAGCAGTTCACGCTTGGCGGCATCAGGGTCCATGCGCTGGCTTTCCTGTATCTTCTTCATCGCCTGCCCCAGCGGGAAGCCCAGCCCCACGGCGCGGGTGATGGTCAGGGCGGGCTGCTCCGTGAACGACAGGCCATTGCCGTGGCGCTCGGACCCCTTGCCGTTCTGGGCTTCGTTGAGGGCATCGTTTAGCACAGAAAAGAGGGGGAAGTACCCATGCTTCACGTTGACGTTATGCCAATAGTTACCATTCCACGCGCTGTCAGGGGCGGCGTGTTCGCAAGTTCCCTCGCCGCAGTCGGGGCAGGTATCAAAGCGCATACCCTTACCGCCAAGGTGCTGGCGCAGCCCAATAACGCACGATGGCTGATGCAGTTGCCCTTCATAGACGCTGCAATACGGGCAGGTTCCATTCGCGCTACTAGCCACCGACCCCCACGGCTGGGCTGCCGCGCTGCCCATTGCGCCTATAGGTTTATCGCTCCACTTAGCCATTGATCGCCTCCACTGGTCGGTCGGGTTGATTCTGGTACTTTCCATCGTACTGAGCAAGCTTTGCGGTCGAGTGGAACAGCAGTTGCGCGATGCCCGATCCTGCCGGAATGTGCAGGCGTTCGCGCCCGTGGTAGACAAGCTCAAGGGTTAGGAAGCCAGCCCACCCATTTTCCACTACAGTATTGAAGACGCTCAGACCGCGCCGCGCCCACGAGGATTTGTCGTGAACAACGGCGCACATATCGCGCGGCATTTGGAACTCTTCGACCGTGCTGGCCAGCGCAAAGGTTCCAGCCTTCCAGATGCCATCCACCTCAACGCCCGCAGGCGTAAAGACGATGTCTTGCTTCACTCGTACATCGTAGCCCGCTTCGGACAGGCCGTGGCTGGTGACGCCACCGCGCACCTTGTGGTCCAGCATGTCCTTGATCGGCTCATAGTGCAGGAGGGTTGTGCCATTGACGATCATATTTCCATCGCCTCCCGCGCAATCTTGCAGATACGCTTGACCGTGGCGTTGCTGGTGGGCTTTTCCTCGGCGGCAATAGCTTGCAAGCCGATGAGCAGCTTTTCATTACGATCCATTATAGAGGCATGAAACGCATCCATCCTAATTTGCGTAGCGGCACGAAACGCATCTATCCTTCCTTGCAAGACTTCTTTGTCGGATTGAAGAAAAACTACCTTCTGCCCTGCGTCCATTGCCATTTCGTTGTAAAAATTAACCTGATCACGCAGCCGCTTGATCTCTTTCCACGGGTTCCAGATCATTCAATCGGTCCTTTCGTTGCGGCCTTCACGGCCCACATTGCGCCTTCTTCGATGGCGGTCTGGGCCAGCGCCTTGAGGCGCATGATTTCCGCATCACAGCCAAGCAGTGGGTGCTGCGGGATGCTTTCGATCAGGTCGATCAGGTCAGCCGCAGCCCGTTTGATCTTTCCCACCGTGTCGTCGTTGCTGGGGTTGAACGTGATCCCCACACGGTATTCGCCTTTGCTCATCATTGCAGTTCAGCCTCCACTTGTTCGATGTTGCCCCAGTCGGTGTCAATCGCGCTGGCAAACGTCATCATCATGTTGCTAGTCAAACGCTCGGCAGCGTCAGGGTTTTCAATGTAGATGATCACGCCGCCAGCGTCTTCGATGTCGCTGATCATCTGCTTGGCGTCTTGAGCGCCCTCGGTGAAGATGGCTTTGTCTTTCATTTTGTCGCGGTCAACAAAGCCGATGAACGGCGCGGGCTTGTCGCCCAGCACCGCCACCCCAATGGTCAAGATCGTCTTGGGGCTGCCATACACGATCTTCAATGCGGCACCATGCCGTTGGTCATGCCCCGCACCACGTTGTCAATCTCTTCGTTGACGGCCTGCTTGAGGATGCCCATTGCCTCAATGCGCTTGCCGTCCGGCACACAGCCACCCCAGAACGCAATGCAGGCGCGCATCCCGCCAAGCAGCACGTCCGGCGGGCTGATCTGGTCCTCGTTGACCATCTGGCCAAGGTAGGTGGCGATGGTTTCAGCCACGTCTTTGATGTTATCGGTCATTGATCTGTTCCATTGCTTTGAAGGCCGCATCCTTTTCGGTGTCGGCTTCGATTGTCAGGACGTGTTCGTCGTTGGTGTCGCGGTCGATGACGGTGACGATCCAGACACCATCCTTGCCGGACTTGTCCACCGTGGCGTTAAGCTTCTTCTGCATATTCATAATCATTCGCCTCCATGAGAAAGTCGCACGACTGCGACACGCACCCAACCAGCGCATCCTTCAAGACCTGCTGATCAACATCGTTCTTTTTCAACGCAAACCCATAGATCACATAAACATGGGCCAACGCATTCATCACATCGTTGTTTTCAATCCCGTGTTCATCAGCGTACACCGCAGCAGCCTCTGATATAGCCGAAACCATTTCTTGTATCTTTTCCATTGCCGATCCCTCCATCAGGCGTTGTAAAGTGGCGCGTCTCCGCTGTTGCCGTGGAAGACCTTGCTGTCTTCTATTTCGGCCATACGTTCCGGCGCTCTTGTGAGCATACCCACATCTCGTAAGTGCTTCAACCCCATCGACACGGTATCGACAAGATCGTCGTGCGCCCCGCGCGGGAAGGACGATGTCTGCCGGATCACCATCTCGGCCCAATCCTTGTTAGGTGCGTACACCATGCCCTCGCTGAAGATGTGCTGGATGCTGTACAGGCGCGCCACCTTGTCGAGGGTCTTGGGGTCGTACATCTGCACCCCGAACTTTGCATGGTTGAACACCCGCCTGATTTCCTGCGCCACGCTGTGGCCCGCCGCCTTGTTTTCGATCAGCAGCACATCGACCTTCATGCGGGCGCAAATCTCTTCGACCTTGACCACCAGTTCACCGATCTCAAGGTGGCCCTGCCACGCATACATCAGCATGACCTTGGCGGTTGCGCCCAGCGCCTCGGATTGGGTCGCGCTGGCGCTTTCAATGGTCCGGCCATACCGATCCACCATGCGCGTTGATGCCTGCTCACCAGAGGCGCTAAACACGCCCCAGATCGTCAGGGCCGATGGGTCGTTCTCGGCCTTGGTGGTGTAGGCGGTGTCGAGCGCCGCCACGATGTATTCGATGGCGGGGTATTCGCCCTTGTCCCACAGCCGCCACCATGCGTCCTTGACGATGCCGCCGCCACGGGGTTCTGGGCTTTGCGCGTACTGGCCTGCGGTTGCGTATGGCCCCATCGCCGCCTCGTCGCGATCCACCACATGTTCGGGGAAGCGGTCGGGAAACAGCAGTTCGCCGTCGATCTCGCGGGGGTCGGCATAGCCCAGTCTGGTCACGCAGGCGCGGCTGGGGTCAAACCGCAT